ATCTTAGCAACACCTTGCGCCAGACGGCTAACTTGTAAGCAAGCGCGCGGGCACGTGGCATATTTCCTTCTTCAATCTTTCTCATGTGGTTCTTGCGATCAATCATATTGTCCGAGTCTGGCTTTTCCTGCTTTGCCATTTCCTGCGCCTCAGCCCACAAGGCTTCCTTTTCCCCTTCCTTCCATTCGTTGATATAACCACGCTTCACGCATTCATCGTACCAAAATACGGGTATTTCTTCCAATGGCTTTTGAAAGTTTTTCAGCTTGTTATCAAAGTCCTTATCGTATTCCTCAGCCACTTTGCCCAGGCGTTTAATGCGATCTTCTTCTTCTTTCTTCGCCTGAATATCGGAATCCATGGCGAAATATATCTTTTGCCTCCACGTGATATACGCGGTTAATATTCGCCCAATGGCATGAAGGTCAACTTTGCCATATAATTTATGGTCATTGATATCAAGCTCTTGTTTGGCAAATTTTTCAAAAGCCAGTTTTATCTCATCAACGGCTAACAACTTGTAATTTGAAATAAAGTCCGTGACTTCCATCAAGTGTTCAGGCTTTGGCTCAATGCCATACACGGGGAGCAGTTGGCTTAAGGTTTGCGCAATCTTCGGGATGGCTTCCTTTGTCCCTGTTTTAAAAATCCTGAGTTCGCGGTTCTGGATAACAAGCTGCACGTCTTGTATTTTCTCTTCCACGCGATTTGCAATCATTGGTAAATTGTTCATAATTGGTTGTTTTTATTAATCTTGAAACTTTGCCATTCTTTCGGCAAGCAATTCTTGAATCCTGTCATTATACGCCTTATCCTTTGCCGCTGGGCTTGTCGTTTGGTAAGCCGTGAATATCTTTGAGGCTTGTCCGTAAATGTTTGCTATGGTGAAATTTGCCCTCAGCCATTTGTCATTCAAGTTCCACGCCGCTTGTATAAATACCTTCAATGCCTCAATGCTATCGCCCTGCCTGTCTATTTTGTCAATGTATTTCAGGAGGTTTGCCATTTGCCCTGCATCTTTTGGCATCATTATATAATGTCCATTTTGGTCAGTTGGATACGCGGCACCGGATAACGATTCAAAGGTTTGGCAAAACACGGAAAAGGCGGCGTAAGTGGGGGAGGGAATCTTTTCTTTTTCCTTTTTTTCGCAACTTTTTGCTTTTTCTTTTTCAACAAGGGAAACTAAGGTAAAAGGGTTGACTTTGGGGCTTTGGACATTTGTAAAATCATTTGTTTCAACTTTTGTGAAGTGCGAAAATTCCGAAGGATTTTCAAAAGATATATCTGTTGTATTCTCTGAAGTATTATCTGTTGTATTCTCTGTATTACATTCGTTAATTTCACCATTATACTTTTGTGATTTTAACTTATTCAGTTTAGTGGATTTCACTAACGTATTTTCGTTAATTGCATTTATCAACAATGTGACGTTTATGTCATAATGTGTTTTCGCGGGAATGCCATGAAGGGTAATCATTATAAATGGAAGTTCCTTTAATCTTGATTTTGCGCCTCTCAATTCATTTAATGATAACATTGTTTCCTCCATGATTTCTGCGTCACTTTTGTAAAACTTTCGACCTTTGACGGCTGAATACCAATACATGATTTGACTTAAAAGTAATCCAGCGTTCACGCTTCCAGTTAACTTTATGTAAATTGGGTAAACCGCTATCGGTCTTTGATTAAGGTTTATTAAAATTTCTTTCATACAGCATATTTTAAAAAGGCGCAGGTATTAACCCGCGCCCAATTTTATTATTTTTGTAAAATAATCCTTGTTTTACCCTGATTTCTAAAATTGTAAATATGCTCAATGTTTGCCATTATAACACTTACTGTCGAACTTCTCCTATGTTGGTCAGGGAATGTTGTAGCCTTTTTTACAAATTGATTTAAATTAAACTCAGGATTATTTATACATTTATTTAAACATCTTAAATATGCTACTATCATAACATCTGGAATGACTGTTTTAATTTTTCTTGCAGCATTAAAAATATATTCAGCTTTATTATTAGCATCGAATTTATAATATCCTTTTCTAATTAAATCGCCTTTTTCGCTATTGCCTTTTGAGTAAATATCTCTAATACTATCAAGACTTGTTAATTCTGCGCAAATCATTAATCCAAAATCTTTATTAGCCTCGTAAAATTCTTGTAATCTAATATAATCTTTGTACCCTAAATCACAGTAACTTCTAATATAGTCTGCTATTGACCAGTTAGATTGATTTCTGTTTAGCGTTATAGCTGTTTTTAAATCGTAATTATTTACTTTATGATAGTAAATAATTGAATTTAATTTTCTTGCAGCCATTAATCTGTGTTGACCGTCTATGACTTCGTAATTTTCGTTCACAATGATTGGCATTTGTAAAAATCCATTTTCCTCTATGGATTTTACCAATCTTTCAACATTTGCTAAATTAATGTTTCTATTTCCTTCCAGGATTTTAAAAACGCTAAGGTCAAGAGTTGAATGAATCTGTAAATCATTTTGGCTCATCGCTGGTGTTGCGTCCGCCAAAATTGGATTTGATTGTAAATTTAACATATAAAAAAATTTAAGAAATTACAAATAAAAATGCCCCAATAGCTAGACATCTACCGGGGCAAGGTGAAACAAAAATAGTTTGTTTCATGCTCCTTTGGGACGTTGTCTAGTCCGTTCCAAAGGTTATGTAAATATACAAAATATTAATTACTTTCCCCTTCTTTTTTTCCACGGCGGATTCCCCACGGCGCTTTGCATTTCCATGTATTTTACCACGGCTGGCGGTGTTTCGTATGTCACAGACGGAAATTCATTTCCCTCTGTGAAAACCTTGTCCAATGCTGCCTTAATATAATTTGCCATACCTTTACTTTTTCTCCCGTTTAACAAATAACAACCCCCACGGCGTCACCTCCGTCGCTTCCCTGAGTAAGTCAAAACCGTGGCGATGAAACAAGGCAACCCATTCGTCTTTTTGCTTCAAGTTAATATGACCCCATTCAATGTCCCAGGCTGGATCGGCTGAAGCATGAGGCGTGGACGTAAAATAAAAATACTTTTTACAGGCCTTGTAAAGGATTGGCATGACAAAAGATATTTGTTCGTCGGTCATGTGTTCAAAGACTTCGGTGGAATAAATGGCATCGTATGAACCATGAGTCTTTAATTCATATCTTCCTAACTGGTATTTCGTCACCCATTTGGCAAGTAAATATCTATTTGGGTCAATGCCCTTGCTTATCGCAAATTCCCTTTCATACGGGTTAATGTCGTAACCCATGTAATTATACAAGCCCACGCGCTGGCACGCGGATAAAAAGAATCCAAGTCCTGAGCCGAACTCAAACACGGATTCGCACCCCATGATTTGCAAAACCCTTGCGCCGTTGGTATGCAAGTTGACAAGGGGTTCATAATCCGTGGTGGTAAAACCAAGTTCCACGGATTTGTCAAAAAAGAATTTGTTATCAATCATTTGCTTTTGTTTTTGTAACCATGTTCCTGAGGGCAGGAAAATACAAGGTCGGGAATCGAACCCGCTTGTGTACCGCTCAACGTTGGGTAGCTTGCGTACACGGTTAGCCCTGGCGATACCTTTCGCCACCTTGCTTTTTACACCGTTCCATCCCTTTATCAACGCACGGTGCCAGCATTGCTCAACCTTCGGGTGGTAAGTTGTGGTACAATACAGACTTTAGAAATATTACCACCATCTATTTCACTCTAGTTTAATGTCTGCCATTTGTAGAGCAGCAAGGGCAGGATTCGAACCTGCATGAACGTTTTTCTTATCGTACCGTAACTTAATCGGACACTTTCGATTCGCTACTATCGGAACTTTTTAGCGTCTACCAATTCCGCCACCTTGCTAAATTTGCCGTCTGTCCGTGCTGTCAATATGGATATTTTGTGTACAATTCAGGATTCTCATATTTCTACCTTAGTTGTAACAAGGGTGGGATTTGAACCCACAATGTCAGCCGCGGTCGCCGCTTTGCGTTACCCATCCGCCACCTTGTTAATTTGCAAGTGAAGGAATCTAATCTTCGTCTTTTTGCCGTCGCAAAACATTTTAACATTAAACTAACTTGCGCCACAAAGATATAAAAATATTCTTAAAAAATATTTTAAATTTGATAACAAATAAAATATTATTTTTGCAGAAAGAAAAAATACAATGATAAAATTAATAGTTGCAGGTCGTATTGGTCAGGATGCTGAAATTAAGTCCGTGGGAGATACAACCGTTTGTTCCTTCTCCGTGGCTCATACGGAAAAGACGTTTGGAAACAATCCCACGGAAAAGACGGTTTGGGTCACTTGCTCAATGTGGGGTGAACGTGGTTCCAAACTTGCGCCACACTTGCTAAAAGGTACGTATGTCGTGGTCGAAGGAACAGGCGGCGTGAATGCGTACATGAAAAACGGAGAACCGACGGGAATCATTCGTTGCATGGTAAATAATATCGAGTTTGGAGGCAAGGCAACGCCTGGGGAGAACAACCCGAAGATGACAAATGAAACAACGGTAAAAGACGAATCACTCCCATTTTAATTATGACACCTGAATATCAAAAGCAATATCGGGAAAACATGACCGAATACCAGAAGCAAAAGCTAAGGGAATATTTTAGGCTTTATCACCAAAACCAATCACCTGAGAAAAAGGCTGAGAAAAGCATTAGGAATAAAGCATGGTATCAAGCCAACAAAGAGAGGGTAAATAAATACCAAATGGAACGTTATTACAGATTAAAAGAACAAAAAAATGAATGTCAATAAACCAGCCGCCGCCGTGTTTTCGGTAAGCTATCGGGACGAAAAAATAAGGAAAAAGTTGCTTGATTTGCAATTTCAACTCTGGAAGGAAACCAACGTAAAACACTCGATGGAAGAGGTGTTAAACCTTTTATTGGATAATTACCAAAAGCACAATAAATGAGGTTAGGCATTGTAACCAATTTAACCAGCCCAACGACCGATTATTATCGTTCGGTCAATCCATTTATGCGGCTTCGTTCTCAAATGGTAAATCTTCATATTACTTACCTCAATCCTGAGACGGTAAAGTGGTACGATTTTTACGACGTTGATGTTATCTTATTTCAACGACCCAACGGTGACGGTATGTTATCCATGATTGCTGAGGCAAAGAAGATGGGTAAAAAAATCATTCTGGATCATGACGATCTTTTGCATGAGGTCAACGCCGCGAATCCAGCGTCGGCACACTTCGGGAAACCTCAGGTAAAAGAATCGGTTGAAAAGGCTTTCAAGTACGCTGATTATATCATTGTTTCAACGCCTTACCTTAAGGAATTTTACAAACAATTCTTTGACGAAAGTAAAATAATGGTTATCCCCAACGCCATTGACTTTCAAGTGACGCCCCTTTGCCCCGTGTCACCTGATAAGCTGGAGGCAAAGATTAAGCGCGTGTTGTGGCGTGGTTCCATGACGCATATTGAGGACTTGAAAACCGTGGATACATTTTGGCATTATGTCAGCAGCCGCAAGGACACCGAGGTTGCATTTATTGGGATTCCTGAGTGGTTGGGCAAAACATTGTATCCAAACGTAAAGGTCATACCGTGGAACAATTCCTTGTTTCAATATTTCGAGCTGATAAAAAACAGTTCGGCTCATTACGCCGTGTTTCCTTTGACAAATGACAATTTCAATCAAAGCAAGTCGAATAACTTTGCTATGGAGATGCTTGTCACGGGTTGCGTTCCGTATGCACCAAAGGAAATCACGGAGTTCAATGTTCCAGGAGTTCGGTTGTATGAAGGATCGGACGATTTGTATTATCAATTTGAAAAGGCTTTGGAAAAGGATGGGAATTATTTTAATCATTTGCAGGCAGGCAGGAAATGGCTTTTGACTGAGCGAAATTTATTAACCGTCAACAACAAACGTAAACAAGTGTTAAAAGGAATATGATGGGAAATGTAAACGAAAAATCATTATATGAATTTAAATTAATTCCTGGAATTGCTCCGACGGCTCAGGTTGTGGATTTAACATTTAAAACCATTGAAGTGACGGCGTATAATCCAAATAACATCATGGTAACAGCATTTAATCCAGATTGGTCAAGTCACGTAAATCACAAAGAGGAAAACTCTTTTGATATTTATTCGAATAACAAGTCGAATCCAATTCGTTGGTTGGAGTACGGTTATAATCAGCTTGAATACGGTGAATACTTTACAAAAGAAACATGGGACAAGGCAGACGCCATGCAAATGGAAATCATGGACAATTTTTCCAAATGGCTTGTAAACAATGAATGGGAATTGAATTATACAAATGGCAACTGGGAAAAATTAAATGATGATATTCAAATATTATCATTCAGCGAACTTTACCAACTCTTTTTAAAAAGCAGGGAGGCATGAACAAAGACGGACTTTTAATAACCATTGTAGATGAATGCTTGCAAAAGGCGCGGGAAATGCACATTGAAACAATGGACGAGTTTTCTCAATGGCTTGTAAAGGAAAAATACATTTTAAATTACCTTAACGGCAAATTGCAAAAGCCAAAAGATGAACAAAGACCAATGTCCAAACTTTACCAAATGTTTTTAAAAAGCAAGGAGGCATGATAATTGAAAAAAAGCAAATCGCCGATTTAATACCCGCGCCTTACAATCCACGGCAAAGCACGGCAAAGCAGGAAAAGCATTTGAAGGAAAGCCTTGAAAAGTTTGGCATGGTTGAACCGATTATTTACAACAAGCAAACGGGTTACATCGTCGGCGGTCATTTCCGTGTCCGTGAATTAAAGAAGCTTGGCATCAAGGAAATTGAATGTGTCATTGTTGATTTGAATGAGGCAGATGAAAAGGAATTGAACATACGATTGAACGCAAACACGGGGTCATGGGACTGGGACACCTTGGCGAACGATTGGGACGTGGTGGACTTGGAAGCGTGGGGGCTTGAGATACCGTTTTACGATGAAGAGGTGAAGGAGGAACAAAGCAAAGAGGAAGAGGAATTTAAAACTCTTGAATTAAACTTCAATGCTTGGGATTATAAAAACGTGGTTGCAAGGTTGAAACAAATAGACAGCAAGTCCCTTGAATCTGCATTGATTAAGGCGCTTGAATAACGCGATAAAACCGTGAAAATGGCAAACAACCCGAAACATAAAGATAACTTGAAACCATTTCCAAAAGGTAACAACGCAAACCCCAACGGTCGCCCTAAGAAACTCCCAGCCCTTGACTTGATAATGGCAAATGTCATGGGGCAGGAGAAAGACGGTATCACGGCGGCTGAGGCGATTATCATGAAGCTTCGCGAACAGGCGGCAAAGGGTGACATCAAGGCGGCTCAGTTGCTCCTTGACAGGGCATACGGGAAGGCAAAGCAAAACATTGATATTACGACGCAAGGGGAAAAGGTAACCGTGCCAACGATTATATTTACAAAGGAAAATAATAATAATGAAAAAAATAATGATTAGTCAGCCAATGAATGGCTTAACAGATGAACAGATTGATGAAACAAGAAATAGATTTTTTGAATTTGCCTGTAAAGAAAAATTTGATGTTGTCAATACTTTCTTTACAGGAGGATTTAATTCTCCTAGCTCAATGAAATCAAGAGGAATAATTCAAATACCTGTATATTTTTTAGCAAAGTCACTTGAATATATGAGCGAATGCAGTACTGTTTATTTTGCAAAAGGCTGGGAGAATGCACGGGGTTGTAAGATTGAGCATGAAATTGCCTTGCAATATGGATTAGAAATTATTTATGAGGCAAACGAGTTGAACGAATCAGTATAAATGCAAATAAAGGTTAGTGACAAATACCAAGCCCTGTGGCAACCGCGGACGCGTTACTTCCTTATCACTGGGGGGCGTGGTTCGGCAAAGTCTTTCACCGTGGGGCTTTGGGCTTGTAATATGTTACTTGCTTACAAAAATTGGAAGGTACTCTTTACCCGGTACACGTTATCAAGTGCCAATATTTCCGTTATCCCTGAGTTCCGTGAAAAGATTGACTTGCTTGGCGTGGGTGATGAGTTCAATATGACCAACGCGCAAATTGGTCACAAGGTGACAAAGAGTGAAATAATCTTTTCCGGTATAAAAACAAGTTCAGGAAACCAAACGGCAAAGTTGAAGTCAATTCCTGGGCTTAATGTTTTCATTGTCGATGAAGCGGAAGAGTTTGTGAGCGAAAAGGACTTTGATACAATCGACGAATCAATTCGTATGCCTGATACGCCGAACCTTGTTATCCTTGTAATGAACCCGCAAGACGTGGAGCATTGGATTTGGAAACGGTGGTTTGAAAAATCGCACCGCATGGAGACGATTGACGGGCACGCGGTCCCGATAAGCACGCACCCAGATATAACACACATTCATACGACTTACTTTGACAATTACCATAACATAAGTAAGGATTATATTGCAAAGATTGAGGCAATTAAAAGCAAGTCACCTGAGGCATACGCGCACAGGTTCCTTGGCAAGTGGCTGGATAAAAAGCAAGGGGTAATATTTCCAAATTGGATTGAAGGGGAATTTGATAACTCTTTGCCTTTCGCCTACGGGCTTGACTTCGGCTTTTATCCCGATCCTTTGGCATTGGTCAAAGTTGCGGTTGATACCACGGCGAATAAGATATATGTAAAGGAAATCATTTACGAACAAAGCCTTTCTTATGACATGGTTGTTACAAAGATTAGAAACGAGGTTGAAACAGACGCCTTGATTGTTGCGGACACAAGTGAGCCACGTTTGATTGACGCGCTTTTGAGCAACGGTATCAATGTAAACAAAACGGAAAAGTACGCGGGAAGCGTTGTGGATGGAATAAAACGAATGCTTGATTTTACCATTGTGGTTACTGAGGAATCGTATAATTTAAAGTTTGAATTAAGGAATTATATTTGGAATGACAAGAAATCTTCAACGCCAATGGATATGCATCAGCACGGGCTTGACGGAGTTCGCTATGCCTCGCTTCGTTTAATGCAAGGCTCGGATTCACTTGCGCACAACTAAAAAAACTATGACACCAAAAGAAAAAGCAGAGGAGTTAGTTGATAAGTTTAGAAATGAAATAACCTCATTTTTAGGCGATAACATGAAAAAAATTAATGCTAAAAAATGCGCTTTGGTTGCCGTGGATGAGTTAATAAAAATCCATTATCTTTTAACGGCTACACATGACACATCCCCTTCCATTAATTATTGGAAAGAAGTTAAACAAGAACTTGAAAAATTATGACCCCGAAAGAAAAAGCAGACGAATTATTTACCCATTATCACAACCTTATTCAAAGCATCGGAGGCGAACTTGGGCAAGAGATCCTTGTCTCCATCCTTGCAAAGCAAAGCGCCTTGTTTACCGCACGGGAGGTATTAAAGGAAAAGTGGAACATTGAGGTACCTGGCAGCGAAGATGAATATTATTGGTGGGAAGAAGTTGAACACGAAATAGAAAGTATATGACACCGAAGGAAAAAGCAAGGGAATTGCATTTACAAATATATGACCAACTGCCATACAGGCATAACGTCACGGGTGAATACGATGGATTTAAAAAGGCAAAGGAAATTTCATTGTTTTTAACCGAACAAATCATAAGTAATAATCAAACGATTTGCGGACAACTTGGCTCAGACGTGGACGAAAACACGGCGTACTGGTGCGAGGTTGAATTGCATTTAAAAAACATAATAACGAAATGACGAACAACGAAAAGGCGGTTTATATTATTCACCTGATTGAGGAAATAACCAAAGAGATACAAGAATTTCCCATGCGAAGAAAACAATTGCTTCTCCTTCGTTCTCACCTTGAAAAGGCGGTACGGTTGACGGGAACGGGCAGGTACAGGGAGTTGAAACGCCCCGAGTCATTGCCCCTTGTTAGCCATGAAAAAGCATTAACCCCAAAGGTTAATGAAAATCAAAAAAACATTGAACCGAGCGCAAGCATCGCAGATAACATTCCCGAACCAACAAGAAAAAGCAAACGCAAATAATGGTACAATTTCATTTAAGCCACTCCGATACAAAGTATTTTTATCCTGAGACCGCAGCGGATATAACACTTGAACAATACGTTTATTTCCATAAGTTTATCCTTTCCCAATACCCTGAGGTTGAACTTGATGCCCTTGTTGCGCAAAAGCAAATGATCGCGGCGTATGATAAAATCAAACCGTATGCGAAGAAGTTGGGCATTGACTTGAAAACAACGCCAACGGACGTGGTTCAAGAATGTGAAATAATCCTTTTGACAAATAATGTCAAAGACAATGTACGTCGTTTCCTTCCTGCATTGATTGACCAATTCAACGCAAATCAAAAAGCATTGGACAAGTGCCTTGAAATCATGGACGAGGTTTGGGAGGCGCAGGTAAAATACCCGTACATGGCAAAGGTGGTAAACTATTTCACGGGCATTCCTTTGGACGCGTGTTATGGCAAAGTTGCAGAAAGTCTGGAGTTAAAATATTTGACCTTCATGTTCTCAAAGATACTCAATGCAATTAGCGTACCCGAAGAACTTAAGTATAAACAGATTTATGACTTCAACGGAACTTTGTATTACCTGCCTGATAAGCTAATGGCAAAATCCACGTTACTTGAGTTCGCTGAGGCAGCCCAATTTGACAAGGGAAGGAAAGCAATTGAAAACAATGACGCTCAGGGCTTGCTTCATGTCATTGCCGTGTTGCTTAGGAAAAAGGACGAGGCATATAGCGACGAGGTTTTTCAAAGGAATTGCATTGACTTTTTAAAATTGCCCTTACAAGTTGGCTTTGAAATTGGTTTTTTTTTGACGAAGTTAAGCGAGAGTTATCAAGTCGATTTGCAGACCTCTATGCTTCGCAAGGCGATGCAAAGTATGCCAGCGCTTCAAGACAATTGAATGACAAATACGGTTGGTACTTGACGATTAAGAAAATAGCTGAGTGCGGATTGTTTAACTTGGCAGGGCTCACCCCCTTACAATCAAGCGAAAGGGCAAATTTGTACGAGGTCTTTCAATACCTTGCGAGCAAAGCGGCGGAAGACAATCTTTACAATGAGATACAAAAGCAAAAGAAATGACACTATTAGAAATCGCAGACTTATTCAAAAGTACCACGGACGCAACGCAAGGACTAAACGGCTTTTCTTTCGGTTGGCCGTCGGATCGGACACGGTCACAGGATTACGCGGACGTGGGGGAAAACAGTACAAACTTATTCCCCAGGGTTTTCTTTGCCGTGCCAACATTGACCAACAACCCGATAACACGCCGAGATGTGTACCAAATTACTTTGTTCTTTGACGATTTACTTGGTTACAATGAAGACGGAACAGTGAATGAGGATACACAAATAGAAAAGTGGTCAGCCTTGACCGTGTTGGCTGAAAAATTCATGTTGCAGATAAATACCAATAAGCAGGTTGGCAACATTGCCGAAGGGGTTCAAATGACATTGGATAGCTTTTCCTCGATACAAAGGTTAATAAGCGTACAGGCGACATTCAACTTAAATGTTATTTCTTCATGTTAGACGAACTTCAAAAATTAGCTGATGATATTGCGCAAATGGCGATTGACGCCGTGGCGAATGAATGGAAAGCGCAAGGGCATAACTTGACAGGGGCAGCCATAAAGAATATGGAAACGGTAATACGATTCCAAACAAATGAATTAATCATTGAGGGCTATGTTCCAGAGTATATGGCAATCAATAACAAAGGGGTACTTGCAACAAAGATTCCTTATTACCCAGGCAGCGGAAATAAAACAAGCAAATATATTTCTGGCTTAATCGAGTACGTTAAAAAACGCATGGGGAAAAGTGACAAAGAGGCAAAGGGAATTGCTTTTGCCATTGCCTCAAAGCATAAAAAGGAGGGAATGCCAACGATTAAAAGTCAAAAGCATTCAAAGACGGGAAAGCGGACAGGCTTTATTGAACAGGCGTTGGAAAAGAAAGAGGCTGAAATGGCTGAGTTGATAAACAGGGCGATTACATACAGTATTCAAACCACGATTGATACATTTTACAAATCAATACTTAACAGATGAGTTACACGATAAACCCCGATACCATATCAAGCAGCCTTTACCCTGTGGCGTTTCGCTCTATTGAACCCTCAGCGGTGATTCAGCAGCAAATCAATGTTTACCTTGATGGAACGCTTGAAGGCTCATTCTTGGCGGCTCAAACGGGGACAAGTGGAACGTCGGCGGTGTTCGATACAAATGTTCAATCGTTCTTGATTACTCAGCTTGCACCAAAGACAAACGCGAAAACAAGTTTCTTCGGAAATCTTTACGGGTTCAGCCTCACAAATAATACCGACGTTATTTCATCATTGTATTGCACGGCTTTCAACCAAACGGTTAATTCATCGGGTTTTGTCGTTACCTCCACGGCTTCGCAAAGTAGCACCACGGCATACGTTTTGCCTTCCTTGTTTGTCGATGGGGAATATGACATGGGGGATTTTTATCAACCGTCGGCAAATCCTTTTTTATTCTTAACGCAAAGGAATGATTTTATTAAATGCAATTCCTCAGGTAACATATTTTTAAGTTACCTCGGGCGTGGCACAAACGCGGCACAATTTGAGTTTTATTTAAAGTCTGGTTCTTCAGCCGTCACCATTGTTGACAATTTAAACTCCACGGCAACAAATGATTTATATTCTTTGTCCGTTGGTGTATCAAATATATTTGGAAACACTGCCATATTTCACGCTGGCAATTTTCCAACAAACCCAGATTTATACGATTATTACGACGTGTCCGTTGGCGTTTACTCAGGTGCATACACGCGCCTAAGCGAAAGGCAACGTATTTACATTTATCCTAATTGTGACGATAACATTGAGCTTCATTGGTTCGGAAAATATGGCGGCGCGGAAAGTTACCAGTTTACAGGCTTAATGATTGATAAGCAAACGAGCAACGCGGATACTATTAACCTTGCGCAAAGGTGGAACATTACCGCAAGTCCAAAGGCTAACACGTTTGATAAAAATGTTATTAAGGTTAATCAAAGGTCAAACAAAAGCAAGACGGTAACGGTGGCGGTAAGTCATGAGGATGCGTTGTACATTGCCACAATGTTTAATTCCCCTGAGGTGTACATTATTGAGAATGGTAAATATGTTAACGTTACCATTGCCAACGGGGAGATAAACACGGATAACAACAGGGCTACGGATATTGGTGTTACTTTTGAAATCATTTATCAAAATACGCCAGTCGCTCAGCTATGATAAAATTATTTATAAATAATCAAGAAGTCGATTTAAACCAAAAGGATGTTAATGTAACCATTGATTATTCGATTGAAAACATTGAACTTGGTAACATATCGGGCGCACATTCTAAAAGGAATGTAACATTACCCGGAACAAAGACAAACATTGAAATCTTTGAAAACATTGAGACGCCAAACGTCATTGTTACAAATGCTTACAAGTTACTTCCCGCACGGCTGGAGGCAAATGGCGTTCCAATTCTCACGGGAAAAGCACGGTTGGATTCAGGGGAATTAAATGCGATGAACCACGGATTCAAGGCGAATAATTACAAGGTCGCATTGATTGGAAACAATGCGGATTGGTTCGCCGACGTGGGTAATATCTTAGTCAGGTCATTGGGTTGGCAAGACATAACCGTTTCCACGGCGACGGTTAAAACCAATTACAATCCATTGACTTCGGAACATTGTTTCATCTTGATGAAATGGAAAGCGTGGGAAAACGAAACGTACATTGTTGACAATGAGTTAACGCCTGCCATTTTCATTTGGCAAATCTTGGAAAAGGCGTTTCAAAATAAAGGATACCAATTAAACAGTATTTTCAAAACCGATCCTTTCAGCCGCCTGATTATTCCCATGGGACTTAACTTGGATGCTGATTACATTGCGGACTTCGTAAACTTGAGGGCGTCAAATCCTTCGCCTTCATCCTTTGTTTATTCCTCAGGTGATTACGGGACGGTTGACATTGCATTCACAAACGAAACAACGTCACCCAACTTTGACACAGGAGGCAATTATTCAGGCGGCGTTTACACGGTCCCGATTAACGCCTTATATGAGTTGATCGCTGAGTTGAACGTTACCTTAACGGCTTCCATTGGTGACTTAAACCAATTCGCAGAACTGATTCTTTTCTTTGAGGTCAACGGAAACAACGTTTCAACGTATGATTTGACAAATGAAACCACGTTGAATGATTCCATTGCGCTTGAATTCCTGGGGGACTTGGTCGAAGGAGACAGCGTCCGCATGAGGCTGAGATACGAAAACGTTACATTTAACCTTGTTATCGGTGGCTCATTCTCCGTGGTTGCACAAAAGGAAGGATTAGAGGAAGGAGAAACGGTAAACTTGGAATACATTATACCTAATAGTTGGTATGTAAAGGACATTATTGCAGACCTTACAACCATTTTCAATCTTGCATGGGAGACAGACGTACTGAGCAAACAAGTGTACGCATATCCAAAGGACAATTATACGGTGAGGTACAGGGCAAATGCCAGCGGCGCGATTACCCTTACTACCTTTGACGGCTTTTTTAAGGATACGAATAAGTATGACTTGAATACCCGTGACATTGATGGCAGCGAATTAACCATTCTTGATAATTATAAGTCAAGTCAGGTACTGGCATACGCCACGGATGACGATACGACAAACAAAGAGGAAGCAAGGCGCGGAGTTAACATTTACTCAGGCGGTTACAACTTCCCAGAGGACAGGTTTCCAAATGGCATTGAATTTCTTTATACAAAATTCTTTGCAAAAGCCATTCATATAAACGATGTGGCAATAACCACAGGTGGAACATACGGCGCACAGATGCCTCTTGTTTTCGGCGACGATTACAACACCGTACCCGATGCTGAGCCCAATTATAACTTGGCGCCTCGTTTGCTTTATTATGCAGGCAGGCGAAGCGGCTTAGATGGATATGTTCGTTTGTTCGATGAGGCAAGCTCAGCGGCGTCGGCTTTTGATTTCCCTGCGGCTTTCATGGTAAATTACAATGACCCGAGCGGCGGTGATTTTAACCTTTCTTTTTCCGACGAAGTCACAAATTATACAAATGTGATGCAAGGCGTTTTTAAAACCTTCCATCTTCAAACATATAAACGCATTGAACTTGGAAAGCAATATACGACCTTTGTCAAATGGGAAAACAAGGACATAACGCAACTGTCATTCAGACGAAAGGGAATGATTGGAAGTTCTAATTTCATCATTCAAGAACTTGAATACAATCCCAAATCCAATAGTCCAGCAAGAACGGTTATCTTATACGACGAAAAGCCAAATGTAAATGACCTTAACAAGGTTTCAAATACGATTACTTTGGCAGGCGCACCGCCTCAGGGTGGCACGGTGACAGGATCGGGAAGCGGCTTGGTTGGAGCAAATGGGGCAACGGTAAACATTCAGTTATCTTATACGCCGTTCCTTAACTCGATGACAAACGTACTTGTATTACCGGTTAACTCAGGCATAACGCAGGTAAGTAACACGAATGCAAATGTACTTGTATTTCAGAACGGGCAAAAGTTGATACCAACGATTCAATATATTATTGGCGGCTCAACCATTGGAATAAACATTGATACCCATTACGATGGGGCAAATTATGAAGTTATTGTAAACGGAGTAACAAAAGGATAATGGCACAAGTAATAGGTTTTCAAATACAAATAGACGGGCTTGGAAAAACGGTTGAAACGGCAACGGAGTTGAAAAGAGCCATTGCCGACGTTAACGCGGAGCTAAAGAAAACAACGGACGTTCAAGAAATCAAGAAACTTGAAACAAAGTTGGTTGACTTGAAGGCAGCGCAAATGGAAGTCAACAAAGTTGTTAAGGAGCAAATCAAAAGCCGCAACGAAGAAATAACCGCAACCGACAAAGCCAATGGAGCTTATCGCAAGTTAAGCAAGGAGTTGAATGATCAGCGCAACCGATACAAGGACTTGGCGGCGGCTGAGCAGGAATCAAGTCAGGAGGCAAAAGATTTATTGGTAAGTATCAATAACCTTGATAAAAAGCTAAAAGGCATTGATGCCACGGTTGGGCAATTCCAAAGAAACGTCGGCGGTTATACTGAGGCATTGGGGCAATTCTTTCCAAAACTTGGGGGAACATTGGGACAAGTGACGGGTACAATAGGCGGTTTATCTCAGGGAATAAATGGATTAACTCAAACCACAGGAGCATTTAATAAATCGCTTGGCGCCATTGGAATAGCATTAACCCTATTTAGTGGCATATCTGAAATATTTCAAAGTATAAATGAATCGGTTGCCGAAACAAAAGAACTTTCTAATCAGGTGGCAGCGTTTACGGGTGCGACGGGAAACGTTTTAACCGACTTTGTAAGCAAGTCAAAAGCAATATCAACAACATATAAAAAAGATGTAAACGACATAACCGTTGCAGCCAACGCGGCAAGTAAATCATTAGGCATTGGTTTTAATGAGGCATTAGACGCGATTGAGGCAGGATTTAGAAAGGGAGCGGATAGTAATGGGGAGTTCTTAGATAACCTAAAAGAATATCCAGCGCAATTTGCGGCGGCTGGATTAAGTATTAAAGATTATTTAGCCATTTCAATCGAGGCGGCAAATCAGGGTATTTATTCAGATAAAGGCTTGGATGTTGTAAAGGAATTTGGATTAAGAATTAGGGAGCAAACAAAGACTTCAAAAGATGCTTTAGTGGGTGCATTTGGCGAAGAATTTACAGGTGAATTATTTGAGAATTTAAACAACGGCTCAATTACAACCGCCGAAGCCTTATCGTTGGTTAGCGGTAAAATGGGTGATACTGAGGTTGCAGGCGATAAATTACAAACGGTTATCGCAGACGTTTTCGGTGCAGCTGGAGAAGATGCTGGGTTGGCGTATATTCTTTCGTTGGAAAAGATTTTAAAAAATACCGACGATATAACAAAGTCAACAAACCAATATCAAACACAACAAGAAATTCTTTATCAAACAAACTTAGATTTAGAAGCAAGTCAATCAGAATTAAATGAATCATTCACAAAGTTTGGAGGAGAATTTACAATTATATCCTCTAAAGCAAAGATATTTTTTAACAATCTATTAGGTGGTTTACTTGATTTTGCCAATGAGTTTCCTGCAACCTTAAAAGCCATGGGGGCAGGGTTAACAACATTTTTTACGACGGGAAGCATAAGCGGTGCATTAAAAGCAAATCGAGATGTATTTAGAGCCGAAAAACAAAAAATAGATAAGGAAGATAAGTTAGCTATTGAGAAAGCGGAAAAGGATCGGATTGCACTTGAAAAGCAAAACGCCGAAGAACAAAAGAAAAGGTTAAAAGCCCAAAATAAAGAATTAAGCACCACGGCAAATAAAGGAGGTAAGGACGTGGCTAAGTCCTTCACCGAAGGTTCACTTGCAGAACTTGAAAACCAACGTTCAGAATTACAAAGCGCGTTTTCCAACGCCGTGGTTGGCTCAGGAACACAGAAAGAACTTGCGGTAAAGTTGAACGCGATTAATAACCAAATTAAAACGGCGGTTGAAGAACAAAATCAAATCATAGCCGATGCGTCACGGGGTAACTTGCTTAAAAATCTTCAGGATGCCCAGCAACTTGCAACGCTTCCATTAACAACAACTCCTTTAAAAAGTGTAAAGGCTTCCGATTTAGCAAAAAAGGAAGCCGACGATTTACAAAAAGTTTTTCAACAGGTAATAAAAAACTCAGACGATTTTAGAAAAAAGGAAGCCGATGCAACGGCTGAATTTTACGAGGAAAGGCAAAAGAAAGTTGAACTTTATTTACAAGGCGCAACGGCAATAACCGACCTTTTCTCCACGATTCAGCAAGCAAGGTTTAAAAAGGATACAGATTTATTAAATGAGGAAATACAAAAGACAGAGGAAAATATTACAACGCTTGAGTCAAAAGCAGAAAAAGCAACGGGCTTAAAAAAGAAGCGATTAGAAAAAGAAATTGTTCAAGAAAAAGCATTGTTGGAAGCAAAGAATAAACAAGCCGAAGCATTGCAATTAAAAGCGGCGAAGGCTGAAAAGAAAATAGCCATTGTTCAATCAATCATTCAAGGAGCGTTGGCGGTTCAACGCGCTTTAAATTCATTCCCGTTCCCTCCATTATCCACGGGTCAAGCCATTGCCGCAGGTGTTTTCGCGGGAATACAAACGGCGACGATTATCGCCCAGCCCCTTGCTGAGGGTGGCGTTGTCACAGGGCAACGGGTGAATCAAAAGCAAAACATACCAACGCGGTCAAATGGTGACAATGTTCTTGCGTATGTTAAACGTGGTGAGGTTGTATTGAATCAACGTCAACAAAGTTTATTAGGCGGTTCTCCCACTTTCAGGAAACTTGGTATTAAAGGTTTCGCAGAAGGTGGCATGGTTCCACCGATTAACCCACCGATACAAGGCTTGGGCTTACAGGGTAACATGAACGAATTTTTGCAAGTCATGGAGGCAAAGACGGACGCGATAAACAACAGGATAGACAGGTTGCAAGCATACGTTGTAAGCGAAGATATTGCGCGCGATCTCGCTGAGGGAAATAAATTGAAAATAAACGCCACTTTATAAATGTGTAATTGCATGAAGACAGATAGCATTTGGGGAGAGCTTGGTTCACGGATTCCAGAGGAATACAAGGCGCAGGTTATCGCCACGGTTAATAGGACTTACAGGGTGTTAAGCATTGACCCGAACGACATGGATTATTTATTTAATATTTATAACAATTTTGTCAATCATTACGAGCCTGAGCGGCGTAATTGTCCCGCGTGTCGTACAAAAGTAGTTGGTAAAATGAGGCAAATAGTAAATTATTGGAACGAAAATGGATGAATTTGAAATGATTAACGGTGATTTATTACAGGATTTTACGCATGAAATCCTGAATAAATACAGTGCATTTTGCCAAAAGGAAGGTATTATTCCCAGCTTTTTTCATCTTATTTCCTTCCTCGTTAAAACCGACGTGGTGAAGGAAAAGACGGTGGCGAAATATATGGTTATGCACCTTTACCCAAATAGCCTTTATTCAAATGATTCAAAGATGGATGCCATGATGGAAATAAGCATACGAACGGGTATTTCAAAGAAACACGTTTATAACATGGTGCAGCATCCTGAAAGGTTTGGTTTTCAAATCAAGCAAAAAAGAAAAGATAAAAACAAGACCGAGTAATTTTGTAAATAAATTATTTTTATTTTATGACATACGCCGATTATCCAGATGCTGCAAAGAACAACGCACGACGCGCACTCGACCACAAAGAAAAGAATGGGTCAGACTGCGGAACGCTTGTCGGCTGGCAACGGGCAAATCAAATTGCCAATGGTGAAGGCTTATCGGAAGAAACGGTGCAACGTACTTATTCATTTTTAAGTCGCGCGGAAACGTATGACCAGGGCAAATACTTTGATGAAGATGGAAAAGAACAGTGTGGAAGCATCATGTTTGACGCATGGGGCGGAAGTGCTATGAAGGTTTGGGCGGAAGCAAAATACAAGGCGATACAAAAGGACAAAGAAAAAAACATGGCAAAAGTAAGTATAGATATTTTAGGGGAAATTTCGGAATCGGTTAATTCTTACAACTCAGTAAGAACCAAAATTAACCAGGCGAACGGGCAGCCAATTAATTTAACGATATCCTCAGGAGGTGGCAGCGTCACCGAGGGAATGGGTATTGCTGACTTAGTGGCTAATTACCCAGAAGAAACCACGGCAACAGGAATCGGCTTGGTAGCAAGCATTGCAACGGTTGTATTGTTGGCAGCGGATAATGTTAAAATGACGGAAAATGCTTTTATGATGATTCACCGACCTTGGAGTTACACGATGGGTAACGCCGACGAACTTGAGGCAACGGCTGAATTATTGGACAAAATGGAAGCAAAGTTACTTGACATTTACACGGCTTCGGTTATTAAACGCAAAGGAGACCAAAAGAACCTAAAAGAAATTATTACAAATATGATGGCAGCTGAAACTTGGCTGACCGCTCAGGAAGCATTAGAATTTGGCTTCATTGATGAAATTGTTAAAGTTGGCGAAAAAAACATAGATATGTTACCGTTGCAAAATAGCCTAAACAAGTTCTTGAATGTACCTGCCGCATTATTAACAAACACAAAAAAAGAAGATGAAATGGGTAGTTCTATTTTAGAAAAAATCAAATCCCTTCTTAATAGCATAGACGAAACTCCACCCGTGGAAAATGTTATTGAGGAGGAGGAAAAAGTAATTGAGGAGCCTGAGATGGATGAAGTTGAAAAAGCTATTTCCATGTTAAAGGAAAAAGGTTACATTGTAATGTCACCAGACGAAATGGATGCCATTAACTCAAAGCAAAAAGAGGAAATGGAATCCATGTACAAAAAAACCGATGAACAAAAGAACTCAATCAATGAAATTGAGGCGGTTCTTGAAACATTGGGAAATGAATTGGTTGCACTCAGGGCGCAAGTAAAAAAAGGCGTTGGACTTCCTTCGGGCGGCTCAGCCCACGAAAAGGTTCAAGAAACAAAAGCGAAATCGAGTTACTTTGATTCTTTCGCTTCATTAGTTCAAACTAAAATTTCACAAAGATAATGGCAACAGCAAACGTTAATGGTTTTCTCGATAGCAATACATACGTCGGGCAAAACAGTTTAAACCGCACCAACCCGTATGCCAACGCGCAAGGGATAAACGCGGAGCAATTATACGGAATTGATACCTTCGAGGATCGCATTCCCGTTTCCTTCACTTATGGCACTTCCACGGCTGGCAATCGCTTGAGCATTGCACCGTTGACTGGTGTAACAAGTGCAAGTGATTTTTACAAGGTTACCGTGATGGATGAATCAGGTAACGAGGCATACGCCAACTGGCAATCCTCAGCACCAACGGCAATTTTACAGATAGCAACCACGGCGTTGAACAAAGGCAACGATTGGAAGGTGTTATTTGCAACGGCAGCGGCTGGAGCAAAGACCGAGTTTTCATTTGTGATTGAGGATTCATTGGTTTTAACCAATACGTCTGCAACTATTTCTTACCCAAATCTTTAAAATTAAAAACAAATGGCATTAGTTGAAATAAGCCAACTTGACGTATCCTTCAGAGGTACTGAGGCAAATAACATTTTTTTAGAGCCAGTATTCTTTGACGATGACCTTCGCGGACAGTTCCGTGTACTTGGAAACGTTGCGAATAAAAAGAAAATGGTTTTTGTACAACAGTTGGAAAACATTGTAAGAAAGTACTCAGGATGCGGATTTAATCCCGTGGGTTCAGTTGACATTTACCAGCGTACCATCGACGTTGAAAAAATGAAAGTGGATTTAGAAATGTGTTGGGACGAGTTCGAGGATACCGTTTTCGAAGAGTTATTGAAAACAGGTACAAGGCTTCCAGATGTTTCAGGAACATTGATTGAAAATATTCTTTTGACCCGTACACAACAGGCGATAAGAAATGACATTACCCGTCTTTCTTACTTCGGTGACCAGTCTTCAAACAATCCTAACTTTGATTCATTAGACGGTTTTTGGACGGTTTACTATCCTCAATTAGTTGCACAAGACTTAGTGCCACGTTGCAACACTGGTTCAGGTTCTGACCTTGGTGCAGGTGACGGCTTCGCGATCCTTCGCGCGGTGTATGACCAGGCTCCTTTGCAGTTGAAAGGTTTACCTGCCAATCAAAAGGTATTCAATGTAACTCAAAGCGTTTATTCTCAATTAAGGGAAGACATTGAAAACGGCGGTGGCGGTGACTACGGTTTACTTCAGTTAATCAACGGGGTTGAGCAATTCACCTTCCGTGGTGTAACCGTTATTCCTCAATTCCGTTGGGACGACATTGCAACAGGACTTGGAACAACCAAGCCTCACTACGTGGAATATACCACGCCGCAAAACAAGGTACTTGCGACGGACGTGTTAAGCCCTGAAACGGCTTTGGAACTTTGGTATGACCAGAAGGACGAAAAGGTGTACATAAAGGCGCGCTTTAAAATGGGCGTAAATTATATTCACCCATCATTAATCAGCTTAGGCTACTAATTAAAAACGAATGAGCGCAATAACAGGCGGTTGGCTTAATCAATGTACAGATGGCACTTGCGCAGGAGGTATTGGCAAATTTTATGTTGCCAATGCTAATCAGGTGACAAGCATAACCAACAACGCATCGGGAGCAACCACGGCAATAACAATGACCTCAACGGCTGCCGTTTTTTACGAAATTGAATTTAGGGATAACTCAGGCGCGTTCACGGAAACGGTAACGCAAGATCCTGATACTTTGTCAGTAGCCATTGAGCAAAGTTTGACGGGAATCATTAATTGCCGCGATCAGGAATTAAGAAACCTTATTCAAGACATGGCAAATCAAGCGTGCGGTTTGGTTTGTGTGCACGTTGAAAACACGGGTAATTATTGGATTTGGGGCGTTGAACCAGTAGGCGGTAAGAAAAGGGTTGCAAGGTTAACAAGTGCCGAAGGTTTATCTGGTGCATTGTTTACCGATTCAAATCAAGAAACACTTACCATTACTTGTAGAACAACGAACAAAGCGAGGTACATTGTGAACGGCGAAACAGTGATGAACGCCTTAGATTAAATAAAGTATGATAGTAAGGGATAAAAGTAAGCAAATGCTTTACGTTGGGGCTGACCTTTCGGGCAAAGCTGGAATCATTCGAAAAACTATCGGCGAACTTTCACAAAACGAATTGAGGGCTTGGTACACATCAAGCCCTCAGACCGTTGGGCAACACGTCATTTATACCCCTGAGAAAAAAAGCTATGAGCCAACAATTAAAGAAAATACAGGCAGTCCCGAACAGGAACAACAGGGTAAGTAAAAGGAATCAAAGCCCTTTACTTGCGTCTGTTACTTTAGATACTTCCAATACCATGTTGGTAAAGGAGGACATTTTTAATGAGCCGTCACGGGAGAGGCTTGATTTCACGGGGGCAAAATGGGTAAGATTCTTTACGCAAAAAGACGACTTTTTAAAGAGCCTTATAGCCATTGTAAATAATTCGCCGACGTTACGAAGGATAATCGAAGATAAAACAAATATGGTTGTCGGTGACGGCTTCATTCCCATGAAAGGTAAGTCAAATACTTTGCTTACCACGTCGATGAAGGGTGAGGTTATCACCGACGATTCTTTAAATGAAATTGAGGATGTTATTTCACAGGTTAATTTACATGGTCAAAATCTGCAGGAAGTTTTGGCTCAACTTGCTTTTGACTATGATGCTTTTGGAAATAGCTTTTGTGAAATTGTTAAAGGCAAAGTAGGCAGCGAGCCATTCACTTATATTTATCATGTACCCGTGTATAACATTGGTATTCGAAAAGCGGAAGCGGATCAGCTTATAAAATCAGTTGGCATTTACGACAACTGGGAAGAAGTGCCGCTTACAACCGACGGCGTGTTTTACGAAAGTGAAGGATTCAGGGAAGTACCAATTTACCCAGACTTTAAGAAATTTGATGACGGAACACAAAGAAGTGTTATCCATGTAAAGCAATACGCGGCAGGCTATTTTTACTTTGGTTTACCTGAGTGGATTGGCGCAAAAATGTGGGCTGAAATGGAATACCGCATTCAAAGGTTTAATACAAGTAAGTTTGAAAACGGCTTCATGCCTTCGGGTATCATGCAATTTTTCGGCTCGGTTACTCCAAATGAAGCAAGGAAACTTGTTGAAGGAATTGAAAGCAAGTTCACGGGGATGGCAAATAATCATAAGTTATTTGTACAGGTTCTGAGGGACGAGAAATTAAAAGCAAATTGGATTCCCACGTCAAAGGAAAATGAAGGGGAATTTTTAAACTTGCAAAACTTGGCAGCCTCGGCGATTGTCGTGGCGAATAGATGGAGCAAGTCACTTGCAGGCTTCGCAACCGCGGGGCAACTTGGTAGCAATCAACAGATAAGACAAGAGATGGAGTACTTACAAAGCACGGTGATTAAGCCGCGCCAAAACTTGATGTTATCTAAAATCATAAATCCTTATTTAGCCGAAATTGGGCTTTATAACCCAGCCTTAAAAGACGTTCAATTCTCAATATCAAACACTTTACCCGTGTCTTTCA